GCTTAATCCCCATCATACTTGTAAGCCATTTTCTACTAACTACTAATGAAGTAGATTTCATAGAAATTAAAGCAGTTGATGGACTATCACCTAGTAAAAATACAAAGTGATTAGCAGTGGTTTCAATATAATTACCGTTTGGTAATCGATCTTTAAAAGATTTATCCCGAGTAACTTTACTCAGAATATCACTATCCGCTTTATGAATAGCAACTGGTGCTCCACTACTTGTTCCACGATCTTGCCATTCTACATATTGTCTAAGATAATGACAGGGTAAGACATTTAGACCTTTAGCACCGTCATAAAGTTCTTTGGTGACGCTGTTAAAAATCATGCCTGGTTCTGCTCCTTCGGCATATTTCCCATGGTTTTTATTTACTTCAGGAGATAGAGGCATCAAAACTTTTAAGAATGGTAATGCAAGATCTTCTTGCTTTATGTTTTGAG